GAGCGGCTCCAATATGATGATTCGGGCCGCATCTTCTGGTCTGAGGCGCCAAAGTGGGAATTCCATGCTACACCCACGATGATGCTTTTAGGATGGCCGCGTTCAACATCGCATAGCCAACCAATTTCTCGGGACTCATGGTGGTTTGAGGGGCATTATAAGCTATCCCATGAGTAGGACGGCTCTGTTCAAACATATACCCCGTCAGGTTGAGGTAATACTTCAACTGGTAATACGCGCAACGTCGAATTTCCATTTGTCACGCTCCGCTGCAACGGCATTTGCCGCGCATTACAGCCCCCAGGAGCGACGTTTGGCACCCAATCGGACCTTTGGGACCATTTGTCGCTTGGGGGGCTGTAAAACGCGGCCAGCAGCCATTTTGACCGCTGGTCAGGTACGGAGCGGGCCAAGTGGCAGCCAGAGCCAAACCTTGCTCTCTGGACAATTGTACCCCACTTGGCCCACCATTGACAACATCTCTTGCACTATCGCTCAAGGCGCAACTAGACTAGCTTGCGCCCCCTTGCCCCAGCATCTATATCAGCTGGTTAGCCGATGTTCTCAGCAGTGGCAAAGTACCCGTCGGGATTACTTTCAGAGCGCTCAATCCCAATGTGCTCAGCCAGTGCATTCAACCAATCGGCCAGTTCCTGCCGGGTTGAAGTCTTATTGGCCTTGCTGTCAATGGCCGCTCCGTTCTGCTCAGTTGCCAGCTTGCCCTTAGCTCGCTTGGCGAAGTATGCTTCCCTTTCTTCTAAGGTTGCAATCCTCATGTCAACTGCTCCGTAGGCTAGTTGCCCCCTGAGCGATAGTCGCTGTGCTCTAGGCGAAACCAGTCTTAGCTTTCGCCTTGTTCTCAGTTCGGCTTGACGTACAGGCAATATACAGCCAGTTCAGTGTCCATCAGCAATTGGACTTCACCGTATCGCCGCTGTCTCATCCAGTAGCCCTTGAGCCACTTCTTGAGATACCGTCCGGTTTCCCAATCCACGACGAACCGCTCCCATTCCTTGCAATCCCACTTACGCTCAGAAAGGACTTTCAGGATTTCCTCTTTGGCCCTGTCCAATGGGTTCAACGGCAGCTCTGCGACTCGTCCTTCAGCCTTAACCAGGTTTGCCATGATCTTGCTCCGTGCGCTGGTTGCGCCTAGAGCACAGCGTCCGATGGCTCTGGGCAGCACCTTGCCTGCCCTTGGGCTACTGCCCAAACATTCCCCTATTCAGTGGCCTTAGCTCCCGGATAATCCCTGCCATCATCCCGCCCAGCAGGGCATTCTGGAATACCCTGATTGCCTGCTCCTTGGGATAGGCTAACGCTGGGAACTCTCTCAGGTATGACCTGCCAGTCGGCCCAGAGATTACTCGGTACAGCCCATACAACCTTGGTTTCCTGATAGCCATGTCAATTGCTCCGTGCGGTAGATACCGCCCAGAGCCATCGGTGCGAATGAGCATGGGCGATACTCTGCCCGGCCACCCTACTGCTTGGCCTTGAGTTGGTACACTTCCATGAGGTCATCGACCCCCAGCTTGCCACCCTGCCTTGCCGCAAGCTGCTTGATGGTATTGTACTTCAGCGCCCCATCGTGGTCCCCTGCTGCCTTGAGCTTCGAGATGTGCCCATCCAACAGCGTGGTGTTCTCCGGCGTCAGAGGCATCAGTTCAATGCGGTCTGACTTGGTCACGGCCTGCTTCCGCTCTCCAAACTGTCCCTCATGTTCCATGATGAACAGCTTGGTTTCCTCGATCACTTCGGCCTTGGTCAGCCGATCGTACTGGTCAGGATAGAGCGAAACCGGGAAGCGACCCAATCCGTAAATCACCAGCGAACCCTTCTCTCCAATCCCAATGCTAATCTTCGGGTCAGAGGTCAATGCGATCGCTTCGACTCGTGGTGTGGTCTTTACAAATGTGCTAGACATGGAGTTACTCCATTGCGTGTTCCCTCTGCTCATGCTACTGGGGAAGCATCGCCCATGCCCATTCGCTATTCAGTTGTCAAGTAATGCCAGTTGTCGCGGTACTCTGAAGCACCGGGCTGCCGGACGGTGCCGACGGCGCAGTCACTTTTGCAATCGGGCCGTCAAAATCGCAAGTGCCCGCCGAATCAGCCACTTGCGAGTTCGGCCATTCGATTGCTCGTGTGTAAAATGTACACACCAAACTTACACACCGTGTAAATTCTACACGCCTGCCGCCGCCCGGCTACTGGCGCCCACGCGAGGCGAGGCCCAGGCTCGAGACCCGAGGCATAGACATGGCTAGGCGAGGTTTAAGCTATCGTCATCGGGGGTGGCCGAAATGTATCATGGGACCCGCCGAATTACAGGAATTTAAAAATTCCATCTATATTATAGACCCATTCTCCCCCGCCTCCCCGTAATCCCATGTTTCTAATGAGGTTTCGAGATTCTCCTCGGGGGCAGGTTTTAGGATGTTTTGGATGTCCGCGAGGGTGTTTCGGCGGGATTTGCGAGTTTTATACTCTTCTTGGGAGGCGGCGACGAATTTCTTGTATTCCGTCGGAAAGTAGTGTTTTACATAGGCGTGGCACTTTGAGGAGATTCGATTGTAAACTGCGGATTCTAGGTTTGTCATATTGATTTAGACTCCGGAAATCTCTAATATAGGACAAGGAATTTCAATTATATTAAATTATGTCTCTCTAGGCCCCCCGGAACACAACGCCACAGAGATAAGAGAGAGAGATATTATAGATAGATATATATTAATACTAATAAAACCCTTTCTTTCTAAAAATAATTTTCCTCTTCCTGTCCGGAAAGAGGGAGTTTGGGAGTCTAAATTGGTGCAAGGCACTCTTTATGAGCAAAGGCCCATGGAATCCGCTTTACTGCCCAGCTTGGTTCGTCCAAGCGGCAGAGGTCATGGTCCGCACACAATGCAGTTTGAAGCAAGCCGCCTTGGAAATAGGGCATCCACTCGACCCGGATGAGGCAGACAAGGTTTCAAGGCGGCGAGACTTTCAGGAAATACTCAGGGTCGAGAAGAATAAATTTTACCAAGGGATCGCCAATGACCCGACTCGAACAAAATCGGTCATTGTTGGCCAAATGTGGTTCCTCGCTGATCGTCTGATTAGCGAAGGGGAGTTCGAAAAGGCCGCAGGTGTCCTGGACAAACTGGCAAAACTTGAAGGTTGGGCTGGGAACGAGGGCAACATAAACATTTTCTCTGGTTTGTCGGCCCGTGATATCCAAGAAGCCAAAGATCGATTAACGGGTTTCAAGAAAGAAAAAGTTAAAGAGGAGAGATTGGCCAATTGATTATCCCTGATTTAGAGTCATTGATTTATTTGGCTGGTTATTTCGATGGCGAAGGTTGTGTATCGGCTCACAAGACTAGGGCAATTACAGTAGTTGTGCAGACAGGAGACCCCGAAGTCATTGAAATGTTTCATTACTACTTTGGTGGGCATGTATACAACACCAAACGAACTTCGTATACCAAGCGAGCAATCAAACGCTGGGTTGTAGTCGGCAACGATGCACAACAGTTTTTGATTTACGTACTTCCTTGGTTGCGAGCGAAACGGGATGTGGCGCTTTGGGCGTTAGGTCCCACCTATCAAAAGTCGAATGCACCCCTATCAGAGGATGAAAAACGACTTCGTACAGGTGCTACCGCCCAAATCTCTGCTATCAATTCCCGGGTGACGCTTGCCTAAGTCTGATTTCGCCCTAGAACAACTGAGACGCTTCGACAAAGAGGAGCAGCTAGCAATCATCGAAGCCCTCGACGACAAGCGGCGCAAAGAGAATTACGTCAAGTATTGGGAAGCCCAAGATCAGCAACGGGATCACTTCTCACAATTCACAAAGGAAATCAAGATATTTGGAATCTTAGGAGGCAACCGCTCAGGCAAGACTGAAGAAGGTTGCTTTATCGATGTTGCGTGGGCCCTTGGCAAAGAGTATTTCAAAGGAGAACCTGCCTGGGAATACGTCAAGGACCTGCCAATACCCGAGCCCCCAAACAACATCTGGATAGTAGGCCTCGATTACGGACTCCTCAAGAACGTTATCTGGTCAGAAAAACTCCGACAAGGACGAGGCCATCCCCCTTTACTCCCCCGTGACCCGGATGTTGTTAAGCGCGTCGTTGACGGAGAATTTCAAGTGTACTTCGCCAACGGCTCAATTATCACTGGAAAGTCTGCTGACGCAGGACGAGACAAATTCCAAGGAGCAAGTGTTGATCTTGTACATATAGACGAGGAGTGTGAGGCAGATGTGTTTGACGAATGTTTTCAGAGGACTGCTGATTGTGGCGGCAAGTTATTGCTTACTCTTACTCCCCTCACCGATGTTGCCAGCGGAGTTAAAACCCCCTGGGTTTTCAATCTCTATGAAGATGCGCAGAGGGGACAAAAGGATATCAAATTTGTTAGCCTCAATGTACTTAAAAACCCCTATGTACCAGATGACGAGAAAACGAGGCTGATCGAGAAATGGAAGGGGAACTTTGAGGAAAGTGCGCGGCTCTTCGGGAATTTCATCCAGAGATCAGGATTGGTTTACCCCCTGTGGAAGCGATCAGTCCATGTCATCGAGCCCAAACCAATACCACGTCAGTGGCGAAGAATTGTTTCTATTGACCCAGCAGCAACTGGGACAACTGCCGCTGTCTGGGCTGCAATCGAACCTGGCACAGATGACATGTACCTTTACCGAGAATACTATCAGTCCAACAAAATAGTCAGCGAGCACGCCAAGGACATCCTAGTCCAGAACGGCAGCGATCCAATCGACATCTGGCTCATCGATCCAAAGTGGGGAAGTCAACGTAATGCTGAGACACACAAAACTGGGCAGCAACTCTACCGGGAAAATGGGATTCCATGCCGCCTGGCGGACGTTGCATATGAGGACTACGGCCTTAATGCAAGTCGCGAGTATATCTCTGCTACTCTTGATAGCACCTCCAGGCATCCAAAAGTTTATATCTTTAATAACCTTCCGAAATTCGTCTGGGAAATCGAGAGATATGTTTGGGACTACTTCGCCCGGGGCGATCAGAAAGGTCTATCTAAGGACAAACCCCTCAAGCGCAACGATCACCTGGTTAATGCCTGGCAGTATTTGTGCTGCCTCAGACCCCGGGGTCGAAGAACAGGAGCAATCTTAAGAGATGAAGCGAGCCAAAGACAGCAAGCAAACCTCAATAGTTACACCTAGTCAGACAACAATACCGGTTCAGAGCTCCTGCCCTCATTGTGGCTATTGTCCGCATTGTGGGCGAGGCGGGTATCAGACTTATCCCTACACGCCATGGCAACAGCCGTATATTTGGTGTGGGAACACCACGACTTATTCCTCGCAATCAACGGGGTTAGGAGAGTAAATGCATTACGTCGTTACATTTGTAGTAGGAGCGGCAGTCGGAGGCTCGGTAATTGGTTACCTGGCTTACAACTATGGTAAGAAAGTCGCTGCGGCAGTCGTCGCAGTCAAGACCGCAGCTAGCACTGTTGCAAAGGCATAATTGGCCCTTGACCCAATCACCGCGATTCTTAACATCGGCAATACGATCATTGATCGTATTCTTCCGGACAAGACTGCGGCGGCTGCGGCCAAGGTTCAACTCGTCCAGGCAGAGCTTGCAGGCGAACTTCAAAGCGCACACGATCAGTTGGTCGTCGATTCCGTCGAGGCCGCCAGCAATAGCGTCTTCGTTGCAGGATGGCGACCCTTCGTAGGTTGGTGTTGTGGAGCAGCTTTGGCCTGGTCCTACATTGTCCAGCCTTGCATTGTAGCGATCTGTGTTCTAAGCCATGTCAACTTTGACGCGACGAAGTTGCCTCAACTCAATATGCCCGAGTTGATTGGTCTCTTGTCGACCATGCTTGGTATGGGTGCTCTGCGCAGCTTCGATAAAACCCAAGGAACCGGCAATGGCCAGTGACCCAATTGCTCCACTAACTCCAGATGAAGTCGCCTACGAGGAAGCTCAAACTGCCAAGGAAGGCGCAATTAGACGCGATCTAGTGGCTGTCGACATCGCCGCCAACGTGGTTCTTCTTAAGGGGCAGGAAGATGAAACCATTTCCTCTCATGCCGCTCGAGCCGATGTCGAACACAAGACCTGGGGCAGATGGCTCAGCAAGTTCCTAGACTTCTTCCAGGCCGATCATGGAGCTAAGGCTCAAGCCGGGGACCTCGAACGAGCCCAAGCAGTGCAGTCTATTGAAACCAAATCCGGTGATCTACAGTGAACGCCCAAACAATCATAGGCCGTGGCATCCAGGAAACCCGCTTCAACGACACCAGTTACTCCCACACCGGAGTCCGAGACTTTAAAGAGGAACAACCAGAGATTTTAAAAATGGAGCCCAAAGCCCCATATTCGAGGCCGCGCACGAGAGCCTCTCAAAATAACTCGTACACATAGCACAAGCTGAAAGGAAACCTAAATGGCAAATACAGCCAATGCAGTGTGGCAGGGCTCAGGCCCGGCTTTCACCAACCAAGTAGTCGCCTTTGGAGGCGCTGACTCGAAAGAAATGGCTTATCGTGGCCGCGCCACCTTCACAGGTGATGCTGCGACTGCGACTGTGACCATTAGTTTTATTGATGGTACTCAGACCCCGTTCTTCACGCAGGCCAATCCGCCTGTTGCTGTAGCTCCAACTACGGTCATCGCGACTGCTGGTTCAAATGGCTCTACTAATGCTGGCACTTGGTCTGCTACGGTGTTCATTGTGGGCGTAACCTCGATTACCACAACTGGCTTCGTCGTGACGGCGGCTGCAAACTTCGCTGCCACTAGCTACACGATCGACTTCATCGTCATTCCGTAATGTCCAATGTAGTCAAACTCGGAACGGGAGGGCTAACCCCCTTCCGCTTCGCAAGAGGGAATCAAATGGAAACCGACTCGAAGAAATGCGGGGGTGGCCATTATATCTACGTTGCAGAAGTCGTTTACGTCCAAAAGGAAGGCAAATTGTTCGTAGTCAATGTCTGTCGCGCCTGTGGACAAGTTACCTTTCATGAACGACAACTTTCAACGCCTGGCACTCCAGCTCTCCTTCTAAAAGAAAAGGAAAAAGAAAATGAGCTTTAACATGAGAGATGATAACGGTCTATTCGGACCGTTAGCTGGTGTAGAAATCCCCAATGGCGCTGCGGCCCCTACGGTTGTGGCGCATCAACTTGTTGAACCAGTATCACTGGTTGGTGATGCGGCCACTGTTATTGCCAGTCACCAATATACACTGTTTATCGCCCCGCCCAATCCTTCCCTTGCCAGTGGTCTTACACCATTGGGCGCTCAGTATAAAGTCCTTGGTGTAAGCATTTGGTATCATACTGCGGCGTCTAGTGCAGCCACAGTTGCTATTGAAATTTGCCCGGCTGGTACGGCAGATGGTTCTGGCAATAACGTTCTATCTGCAACGAACTTCGCTCTTAACACTGTCTTAACAGCCAATACCCCGTCCAGTTTGGCCCTGAATTCCAACGTTGACAACCTGCTCATGGCCCCTAATAGCCGCCTCAATACAGTGTTTGGAGCTACAGCCACAACTGGCTTGGTTGATCTTTGTTTGGTTATTTATGTTGCGAGGACTGCTTAATGGCTAGACCTTATGCTTTGCAGCCTGGCGATGTGGCTCCTGATCTGTCTGATTACAACTTCAGCAATGAAGCTGATCGCAGACAGCCAGAAGTCACAGTCGCCCGCTCCAACCCCATGCACTACCATGGGGAATATCCAGCAGCCGACCAAGCTCGTCCAGAGGGAGGTCGGTTGTGGAAGGTTGGGCAGGCCCAGCCAAACGAGTTCCTGTCCGCTCCTTTCCCGGTAATTGAAATGGACGGTGACAACAACGGCACTCCCGCTGAAGTCCACGAAGTGGACATCTACACTTATGGGGATGCTTATGACCCCACTGCTCCTGCTCGCGTTCGCGACGTAAGCAGCGAGTGGCACATGGACACGGACTTCGATGGAAAACGAAACTGATCCCTACCAGGAGTCTGAGGAACAGGACTCTCGAAAGCTCCAGCAGGCTTATATGCTAGGACGCTATAAGCCTGAACAGGGCCGGGCAGACAAGCTTGCCGCCAACATTCCTGGTCACAAAGGACAATACTAATGGCTTCATTTGAAGTTTCATACTCCTGGGCTTCTCCCACAGCAGTTCCGACCGAGGAAGAAACCCCGCATGTCCCGCCTCCTGTTCAAACAGCAGATGGCGAGGAATATCTCTGCGGCCACTCCGGCAACGCCCATCCTTATGCGAATGCTGGGCGGGATCAAGACCGGTCTCGACAGGATGAGATGATCGCAGCTCAAGGCTGTGCGAGGTATGTAAGTTGAACTTCTCTGGTCTAGTTACTCCCAACTACGGTCAAATAGGCACGGAGAACCTCCCAGCTGGTAACGGCCCCGCCATTCCTTATGGCGGTTCGCCAACCGGCATGAGTGGCCCAATGATCAACACCCACTCCATGCAAGGCCCGATGAGTTCCGCTGTCGAGAACGTGGGCTATCATCCCTCTGTAGGCCGTGGCGATCGCCTAGCCTCAAACATCGTCGGCTCAACCGACTTCAACAACATGGCTTCCGGAGGCTATTCTGGCGGAGCTACTTCTAGGATGTAGTCTATGTATCCTGATTGGACTAGACTTATGGATTTCGCAAAAGAGGTGGAAGCAAGGCGTTCCCGACTTGAATCCAGTGGTCCAGCACTTTGTCAAGATCAGTCCGACCTTGGGCCTACTGGCCCTGGCCGGGATCAATCTTTTAGTAACGGCGGCTGCTTTCCTCTACCTGCCCCTCGTCTGGATGCTAGTAGGTGGCAAGCTGGCGCTTGCATCAATCCAACTCCGGAGCTTAATAGAAAATAATGGCAAATGAACCGGTCAATCCGTCCTATGCAAATAACGTCGTAGCCTACCCAGGCAACGCCGACTCTAGCAATGTCGAGAGTGTAACAGGTGGAGGGTCTAGTTACTTTGGAACTCAACCTCCTGTAGTCACCTCCAACTCCCACCCAATTGCAATCCGCGCCGATCAGGCCCTCTGGGATGTAACCTCGGGCGCGTATGTATCAATCCAAAACACCACCGTCGGCACGACCACGTGCCCGAAGAACGGACAGTAACATGTCAAACAGCATTCGAGTTCTCCCTACTGATGTAGCGATGTCGAGTTTCGGCCAATCTGGCACCTCGACCACCCAGGTCCAAGGTATGATGGTTGGCGAGAAGTCCAAGACCGTCACCGACCAGGGCCCGTATTCTGCCAACCAGTCCGCGGCAGCCACCACAGATGTAGTCGGGGTTTGGGCAGACTACAGCACCTGGGATTACACAGTCTCCCAGGCCCTCGATGTCAATTCCACCAACTTCAAGGACCCGGTTTAGCCCATGAGTAATCGCGCCAACTCCATTGATACCCAAGGTACCACCCAGACCCAAGCGGGAAACGTCACCCCGATCAACACCTGGGTCACAACCTTCCCTCGCCCTGCGGGTCAGACCATCACTGTCACCCGGGCCGTCCAGGGAGCCTCCGTCGGCGACAACGTCGAGCGCGACTCGGACGGGGGTTTCTGGGACACCACAGCGGGAGTCAATGTTTCTCCTGATAACACCAATGTCGGCATTAATGACATGCTGAGCAACTAAATCTCCTCGCATCAACGGGGTTAGCATCCTATGAGCCAACGATACAATGTAGTCAACAATAGCGGCATTGAAACAATTTCAGGCGGCAACATGCCTACCAATGCCTACACCAACAACGACGCTTACATCTCTCGTGCAACCGGGAATGGCAATACAGTTGTTTCACCCAAGGTCATCGCCAGCGGTAACATAGTTGAACAAGACGGCGATGGCGGTTGCTGGGACACTGTAGCCGGTGTAGCCGTCAATGTCGATAAAACCACTATCGGCACAATCAATCTCTAACCACAAGTTCGCCAGGGCTCGATGGCGCGTTCCCCCTCTTTCGCGCCCAGCATCTTCGCCCTCCTCCTGCCTCGCGTTAAGGTGGCTAAGGCCCTGGCGGTAACTGTTGTACAATGCTGTACGTTGAAAGAAGTAATGTAACATGGCGTCAGAAATCACCATCTCTTGGAACGCAAATGCAAATCCCGTTAATGCGAGGCGTTAATTGGAGTTCATAGGAATTACGAGACTGGTCGATGGCAAAGAGGAAGACCTCTTTGTTGCCGCTTGCCCAGAACACAATTATTACTACAAGGGAACGCCGCCAATTACTCACGGATGTCGCGAGTGCTGGGCGGCGTATTACATTTCAGAGTGGTGCATTGCAGGGTCGAAGCCGGAGGATGTTGACAGGTTGGAGGCAATGATACGCCATGCTGCCGAGGCAGACGACAAAGGGGAGTTCAAGTTCATTCCCGAGTTCGACTTCAAGGTTGAACATGAGGAAAACTAATGCCCTCGATTATCTATATTTATCCGCCCCACTCGCCGACTCGAAGGCTCCCCAAGAGTGTCCAGATGAACACCATCGAACCGAGTCCTTGGGCTTGCAGGACATGTCGTCGACGAGCTGTCACCTATGCCGATGGGGCAGTTTGGTGCAATACTTGTGAGAAGAAACTCCTTGATGCTGACAAGGTCGATGTCTCCCGAGGCGAACAACGCAACACCCCCACCCCCGCATGGGTCCCGATTAAAACATGAGTTGCGGAAATCTAATTCTTCAAGACGGGAGTGGGGGTTTCTGGATCGTGACAGCTGGAGACGATGGCGGTCTGATCTTTACAACCGCTCCATTGATCCTGCCAAACTACGTCGCCCCGGTTCTCACGAGCCCGTCTTTCTATTGGCAGCTTTCTGTTAGTGGAGTGATTGGGTTTAGGCCCACATCCCCAGCTATCGCTGCGACGCAGGTCTCTCCTACTGCGGCTAGTTCTTCGTTTCTTTTAACCTCTGTTGATCTTCTTCGATTCACTTTAACTATCGATGACAACGGAGTACTTGCCACTACTTCGCAAGCGGGAGTTGGGACGCAGGCTGTCGCTCCCTATCCATCAAGCGTGTCAATGTCATTCTGGCCCCCTTTGGGATTAACCTCCAGCATCTCCGGCGCGACTCCTTTGACGGTGAGCGCCGATTTCAGTATCTGGTCCTGTACCCTGAATCAATTCATCAATGAAGACACAACTAACATCATCGTGGTGCTGGACGAATGATTAAGAAGCTTTTAGCTATTGTATTAGGACTAGTCTCTTTTGGTTGGGGGCAATCAACCGTCCACACTGCCACTCGTGAAGGGAACAATCCGTTCTCGGGTAACAACACGTTCAGCGGATTCAATCAGTTTACTATTGGGATCGAAGTTGGGCCAATTGCCTTCTCTGCACTTGGAGGTATATCTACCTCTACCACTCTGATCTATCTGTCTGACGGAACCTTTGGTTCTAGTCCTTGTACAGGGGGAGGGACGGGCGCTCTTGCTATTCGAATTAATGGGGCATGGAATTGTAATGGAGGAAGCGGCGGTGGCGGAACACCTAGTGCACCTGTTTCTTCAGTTCAATTCAACAACGCTGGTGCATTCGGGGGAAGTTCTAATTTAACGTGGAATAGTTCGGGCAACATTCTTAACCTAAATCAATCGACAGGCGGATTCCCGGTACAGATTGGTCAGATTGCAAGTGGAACAGATTGGAATAGCAATACCGGATATACCAGTATGTTGCTCGGCTCTGCGACAACACGAGCGGCCCCTGGTCCTACCTACGGAGCAGTCGAGATACATTCTACTTGGGCTGGCGGTGGCGTTATGCTATGGGAACATAATAATACCCCCTTTCTGTCGTCCGAACTCGCTTTTTTAAAAAGCGAGGGTACTCAATCATCTCCAGTTACCGTGGCCGGTGACTATCTTGGAGAGATCACATTCAACGGGTTCGATGGGACGAACTATGCTGGATCGACAGGTACATTCCCGTATAACAGACCGGTGGCCATAGCTTCTCAGGCGGATGGAAACGTGGGAGCATGGACCACATCAAACCACGTAGCTAATATACAATTTATTGCCACTGTTTCCGGTATCACACCGACAGAAGTGTTCAGGATGGGGGTTAACACCAATAACGGGTCTGCATTACCACAAAATTTTTCAGACTTAAATATGTCAACTTTGTTCGGAACAGTGCTTGGGTTTTCACAGGGCAGCACTTATCCTCCGGATACGGGCATCTCACGTCTTGCATCTGATTCGTTTGCATTTGGTAATGGAACTGCCGGAGATACCAGTGGCACGTTAAAATTGGCATCGGCGCAGTTTATAAGCGGTGTAGCTGGCCTGGTGGCCATTGGACAAGGAACCGCGCCTTCCACTATCGCCAACACTGTTGGTCATACTGCCCCGACTGCTGTCACAGCCTATAACATGATGGACGCGAGCGCAGCTGGAAATGGTGTCACTTTTTGGTCCAGTACAACCAATTCTCCTGGCTGCGTGGCTTCCGCTACTAATCTTTGCGCAAGTTTTGTTAATCCAATGTTGATCCCAACCGGATCGCCTACGATCGCCTCTGGATTTGGTACAGGAGCGGCTATTGTTCCCGCTTCGGGCGCGGCTTTTACCGCCTTTCAAATCAACGTGGGAACAGGTGCATCTGCAAGCACCGGGTCAATTGGATTGCCAACCGCAGCTCATGGTTGGAATTGTTGGGCCAATGATCTTACGACATTCACTTCCCTTATTTATACAACCCGGCAAACTGCCGATTCTACAACCTCCTCGACCATCGGGAACTATTCAAGCGGCTCTCCTTCTCCCGGGGCTTGGAATGCCAGCGACATCTTAGAAGTCAGTTGTTTTCCTAGGTAATTATGTTCAAACTTTTCAAATTTAGTTGGTTGCTTTTGCTGGCCGGGATGGCTTTTGGCCAGGGCCAGTTCTCTGGTGGAGGAGGCGGAGGCAGTGGCCCCACGACGGCTGCCGGAGTTGTAGCTCTGTTCACTGCTTGTTCAGGAACCCAATACCTCGGGGCCGATGGGGCTTGTCACAATGCCGCAGGCGCTCCTTCTCTGGATCAGGTAACTGGAGCTGCGGCTCAGGCTACTATTACTGAAACTGCTGCTCTGCATGAAATCACTTTTGCTGGTGTAGAGACAGCGGCTTTGACTGCACCTTATGTGATTCAAAACTCCAACTCCACAAACAACAATGCGTCGATCTCGTTGCTTGTCAATGCAGCTGGGACCGATACCACCCCCATTCCTTTGGTAGTGAACGGGCCAGTAAGTGCGACAAACTTTGAAATTGTCACAGGCGGCACGGTCACTAATGGGGTTCTTAGCGGGCAAACCGTTCAATTCACTGTTGCCGCAGCGGGTATTACTACAGTAGGAGCAGGTGCCGCAGGCGGGGCTGGGTTGAGGTTTAATGGAGACACCGCAGGTGCTGGTATTTACAATCCCGCTGGTGCAACCTACAGCTTAACCAACGGCACGAACGAGTTCTTCCGTTTCAACACCTCCGGAGCCAAGACCATCAGCGGTGGCGGTTATGGCATGACTGCCAGTTCCACCTCTAGCACAGGCGCTTACGACACCTGCATGGGACGCTCGGCTGCCGCAGTTGTTTCTTTTAACGGAGATTCTGGGTGCAGTGATACTACCGCAAGACTCAAAGCCGCCGGTTACATTTCTGTAGGAACCAAGTTCACGACCAACAACGGCTGTACTGATGGCACGAATGCCGGAGGTGCTACTGCTGGATACTTCGCAGTCGGCTCAACCTCTTGCACTGAAATCGTTACGATGGGCAACTCTGCTACAGCCCCCAATGGCTGGTCCTGTACCGTAGTAGATATCACCACCCTCGCTGACGTAACCAACCCTCATCAAACCTCCTCATCCACCACCACCGCAACTTTTGTCACCGGAACCGTCGTTTCTGGTGACAAGATTCAATTTTCTTGCATAGGATATTGATGAAGAAGTTCCTTCTTTTGGCTTTCATGTTTCTAGGAGCTGGCCTCGCTCATGGCCAAGGCTGCAGCCCGCCTGCTTACAATTGCTTCAATAACACGACCAGTGCGGTAAACTATCCCAGCCCCCTGCCCAGTTGGGGCCTGAATAACTGTGATCCCTTCGGAACCGCGACTATCTACACCATGGCCCAGTGCGGGAATCTGACAGGTGCAGGAACCACCGTATCGCCCTCAGACTTTGGCACCACCCTTGTCCGCTGCACAGATGTCAACACTGACACCACCTATAACATTAGCAAGCCCCAAACTATCTGGCAAACCACCGATGACCCCAGTGTTAATCTCTGGAATACCGATGACACCGCCATGCTTCTTCTTGTCAACGGCGGCGGGGTGTTTGTTTTCTTGTGGGATGGGACATCGTGTCAGATTCTAACAGGGCCTGCGCCCACGTACACCCGAGTCCAGTTTCCCGCAGGAACTGTGTGGTCTCGCTCGGCTCGCGACCATATCTATACCTTAGACAACTCAACTGGTCCTGGCATCTATTTGAAGGACAACCACCTTAACCTGACCCAAGGGTCTGGCGGGATCATCAGTTCCGCCCAGCTGTTCGATTACGCCGGGACAAATTGCCTGGCCAATTCAAAGAATGGAACGGGTGCCGCTCCTGATACCTTTCCCCTGACAGAGTGGACAGGAACCCTGAGCAGCCAAGACGGCCAGTCCTTCGCTGTTCCTTTCTCCCTCCTCAAGGGTCAAGGTAGCGGTTACTTCTATACGATCTTCACCATTGGGCAGAACGGGTGTGATATCTGGAACACCCTGACAGGGGATGTGACCCATACCGACGGCACTCCTGCTGTCACGACTGACCTCGGCAACATCCCCGACAATCAATATAACGGCCCCCTTTGTCCTGGCGGCAGTTGCGGTGGACAGGCTGATCGCTTCAAAATCCACGATGGCGTCATGGCCAATCCCACCAACGTTACTCTGTCGGCCACTCAATCTGGTGGCCTCCCCTATGGCACCTACACCGTAAGCAATTACTTCTGGCCCAAGGGGTCCAACAACGTCCAGCAATGTGGGATTGGTGCGCCTAATTGGAAGGCCAACAACACCTACAACGGAACCGGCGATCGCATTCTCCCGACAGGAACATTCGGTGCAACAAACACCGCAGGCTACATGTATCAGATCATCAACCATACAGGCGGGACAAGCGGAGCCGCCCCTCCTACTTGGAATCAAACTCCAGGTAGCGACACAGGCGACAACGGGTTGACTTGGCGCAACATCGGAATCGGTTCGACGATCAATGACTCCCACGGCAATCCTACTACCTTCAATTGTGACGGGCACACTTGGAAAGGTTTCATAGGAACTGCCGCAGGAAAAAATTACACCTATCACTACTACACGCAACCCAATGCACCGCTTCTGCAATTAGGCCCCCAGAATCCACCGGGGACATTCATCACCTCCCCTGGCGACCAGCACTTCGGCAATACCAACGGTAACTCCACTGATACCAATTGGATTTGGGTTGCCAGCTCCAACGTAGGCACGAATGTTGACCTGGCACATGGAGTATTGCCAGGAGCCCTGTATGGAGAAGGCTTCTTCGTAGGCCCGCCTTATTGCTCTCCGGGGGTTCTCAATGGCAGTGGTTCGTGTTCTCCGAGCACCTTTGGGCAAGTCCGACGCGCCTTTCATGCCTTTAACACTGGCTGGTCCCCTTCCTTCGATACTCGATATGGCATGTCAGTAGTCTCCCAAACCGGGAACTATGCTATGATTCCCTCTGATATGTTTGGTCAAGTGGGCAGTCAAGCCGGTAAAGCCAAATGTAATATCGGCGGGCCGGACTGGGACAATCAAGACAGCGGGGCTGTTACTTGGCAGGTTGGACAAATAACCTTCCCGTATCTTAACCAGAATAACCCCGCGAACAATCTCTATCAAGTAAAGAGTTGCTCCGGAGCCTGTGCAATCGGGACCACTCATCCTACTTGGCCACAAGGCAAAACAGTAGCCTCAATCGGAACTTTCACTGACGGAACAATAACTTGGGAAGGCGTGCCCGATATTAATGATCCTTCGCAACTTGCTGAAGCCACCGCCGATTGCCGCTCTGATGTTCTCGTCGCGAAGCTCAATCGCTCCGCAGGAGGCTTCACTCAGAACACTGTCATCCAAGGCAATACCAAGATTCAAGGCAACGTAAAAATCAACTAGGAGAATTCATGAAATCAGTTCTATTCGCATTGGCACTTTTGATCGTAAGCTCACCATTATTTGGGCAGGCCATCACCATCGATGGCGCAACTCTTTTAGCTTCGTGTCCAGCTCCGGCAGCGAAGACCGTTGTCCAATGCAGCGTGGCCAATGACCCCGCCAATGCCGATGGCGTCTACGTCAGTGCCAACGGCGCAGCTTACTTCAAGGTAACAGCTGTAGTGGGAACAGGCGTCGCCTCATTCAACGGTCGAGCAGGCGCGGTGGTCTCAGTAGCGGGAGATTACAGCTACGCTGACCTCTCCGCCCCGCCCACAACAGTTGACTGCTCAACATGGTCTGTTGCCCAGAACGGCCACCTCACTGGAAGCGGGTGCGTGATTAAATGAAGTTTCTCTGGACTTTGCTTTTCTTTGCGGCCTCATGCTTCGGGCAATCCCTCGGGGAGGGCGGGGTTAACGCCGCCCAACTCATCCCCGGAGTTGCTTATGACTTCGAACTCTGCTGCGGCGGCCCCGGTTCAGGCTTCGTAGGCAACGGCTTCGCTTACGACGACGGGATGTTTCATCTCTATTACAAAGGCACCGGCTGCCTCGAAGGTTGCTCCGTTAACGGCACCATCGACACTTGGTTCTACCCGCAATCTATAAGCAAATACTGCACTGTCCAGTCCGCCTTGCTCACTGTTAATCTCGACTCTTTTCGCTGGTATGGGAATGTTCCTGCTGAATACTCTCAAATCTTCTGCGTCGAGAACGGCAATCATTGGAGCGGACCCGGCGGTCTAGTGGTCCATCTTTCAACCTCGGAGTAACTATGGCAATCTACACATCAATCTTTGTTCCCGTTGGAGGCGCGACCGCCAACACCACGACCGCTGATATCAGCGCCACTTTGGCCACAGTTACAGCATCGGCGGAAATCGTCCTGGGGCGGTATCAGATATTCGCAATCAACGCCAACGGGGACATTAACATTCGCTTCGGCAACGCCGGTATGCCTGCGGCAACCACGGCGGACTTCCGAATCCCCAACGGAGTTGTGGCGACCTATCAAGTCCCGCTTAACTGGGATCGGTTTCGAATCTTCAATCCCACAGGTGGCAACGTCACCTATTGGATTCAACCCTTAAGGCAGACAACCTAATGGCCTATCAATTCGCAGACGGCTTCGACAACTACGGCACCCCGCCATATTCAATGGGTGCAGGGTATCCATGGGACGCCCTTAACAACACCCCGCAGACCAATGCCGACGTGCGCTTCAATCCCCCAGGCGCGCTTCCAGGTGCCTCCCTGCAATGTGGTGTGTCCAATACCTACATCCGCAAGAACCTCACGTCCAACCAAGCTACAGTGATGATGGGGTTTGGATTCAAGACCACTTCCCTGCCTGGCTCCAATGTAAGCATCTGCGCTTGGTGGGACACTGGGACCCAGCAAGTAAGTCTCGTCCTCAACCCCAACGGGGCCTTGCAGTTCTATCGAGGGAATGCCGTTGGGACTGCCATCGGTGCAATAACCCCCAACGCCACGATCGCTGCCAACACCTGGTATGGAATATCGATGTCCGTGACTGTTGATCCTTCAGCGGGGGCAGTGTCCTGTTTTATCAACGGCAATGCTGTAGCTGCCATCTCCAGCACCGGTCTTAACACCCGCGCCACCACTAACTCCTACTCCACGCAAGTCAGCATCGGAAGCGACTCCGGGAACTCCGGCATGACGTTCCGATATGATGACTTCTTCTGCTTCGACAGCACGACGGGGTTCTTGAATGCCTTGCCTTCGGGTGATACCCGCATCCTAACCAAGATGCCCTCTGGAGCCGGGACCTACTCAAATTGGACCCCGAACGGCCTTGGGTCAAATTTTCAGAACGCCGCTGTTCAGCCTCCAAGCACCTCAGATTACAATGCCAACAACGTCTCTACAACCAAAGACTCCTATGCCATGCAGAGCGCGGGTCTGGGCGTCAACCCGATCTTCGTAATGATCCGGGCGTCTCTGGAACGCGACGATGCAGGCCCTCATACGCCTAGCTTGTTCTTCAGAAGTGGCACAACGGACGGCGGGGCGGTTGTTACCCCAGCCTTGACTTCCTCCTATCTGTTCTATGACGCAGTCGTTCAGAATGACCCAGCTACCTCCTCAGCTTGGGGCTTCACTGGCGCGGACAGCACACAAATCGGAATCATTGAAGGTTAATTGTCTACTAGGCTAAATCAAGAAGTCCTTGAAGTAGGCGTAACTAAACTAGCCTCCTCGGGAGGCAATGTACGCCTCAACCAAGAGGTATTGCAAATAGCCGTAAAGAACCTAACGGCTACTGGGTCCGGCAAGGGCAACACCAGATTAAATCAAGCGGCACTGCTGCTCTTGACGCCTGTTAATCTGAATGCCCTTAAGATTCAATTAATTGGCGGGCCCTTTCAAGACGCCCTCGGCAATCCCCTCGCAAACGGCTACCTCATCATGCGTCTCCAGCATGATGCAGCCGCCCCCTTCAATGCCCAGATCGTCGGCAACATGGCAGTGAAGATTCCTCTCGATGCCAACGGCTATGTACAGGGGACATTCACGGGGGCACAGATATTCATCTGGCCCAACGATGTACTCGTGCCTGCGGGAGGAACTTATCTGATCTGGGCCTACGACGCGAACAACCGTCTAGCTTGGGACAACCCCCAGGTCCAGCAAGTCCTGTCAACTCCTAATCCCTACAACGTAAACAACTGGGTGCCCGGCCCATAACATAAGAGGCTATGCAATATCAAACCCCATCAACCGCACCGTTCGTCAGCACTTATGACGATCCGAACGCGGACATAACCAATAAGGTTGTATCGCACCTTCGAAGGATGCGGTACTTCAGGAAGCAATACGATCAGCGCCGGGCCTATTTTTATCGCCAGTATCTCGGGCAGCGTGACCAGCGTTTCTATCCGGATAATATCACGCCCAGGTCCAACACCTTTGTAACCTATCCGTTCTCCAATGTCGAGACCATAGTCGCCCGAGTCCTCGACGCTTACTTCTCATATGAGGACTGGTTTGAATGCAAAGGGCGATCAGCTCAGGACGAGCCTGCTGCCGAGAAGATGCAGGTCGTCCTGCTCCGCCTCCTGAAGCGGGCCGAGTTTACCAAACACTTCGAGTCTCTCGTGCGGAACATCGCTATCTATGGCCACTCGGCCATGAAGGTGGATTGGGACTGGGATTATGATACAGTTACGTATTCGGAACCTATTCCGGCTATTGGCCCGGACGGTATGCCGATTGTCCAGCCCGCTATGGACCCTAGTACCGGCCAGCCTGTTATGCAGCCTGTCATACTTGGGCACCGTCCTGCTCAGAAACAAGTCCCCCGAAATCGTCCTAGATTTCTTCCTATTGATGTATATGATTTGTTGGTTGATCCTGATGGTGGCATTGTGGCTCACCTCACTGAACGCACTCTTGGCCAAATGATGCGGGAGCAGACCCAGAGCCTCCAGGCTGCCATGCAAGACCCCTCAAAGCAGCCCCTCTATATCCCGGAGGCTTTCGACACCCTGGTTAAACGGGTATCACAGAATGTCCGGCCCCCAGACAATCCAATGGACACAGTCATTCGACTGGCGGAGCACTGGGATGAATATGCCCAGACCCAGTCCATCATAACCTACGGCGAGGACGCTGAGGCGATCTCCTGGAAGGACCTGCGCGCCAGCTACCGCGCAGCCGGATATTCGCCCTTCAAGCGCACCGTGTATGCAGGGGTTCCACTGCTGCTCTACAGCGGTCCGATCCCCTTCATGCATAAGAAGTGCCCGATAGTAATGACCAATTTCATTCGGCTGCCAAATGAAATCTTCGGGCTTGGCTCCATCGAGATCATCTCCGACCTGACCGAGGGCATGTGCAAGTTCGTGAACATGATCACGGACAACTGGAACCTCGGCATCAACCATCGCTATGCCTATGACACGAGCGCGGACATAGACCAGTCCGCCCTGAACTCCTTCAACACCCCGGGTGGTAAGGTCCCAGTCGCAGGCGACCCCTCCAAGGTCATCTTCCCGCTTCCCTTCTTCACTCCCTCGCCGGGCGACTACCAAATCCTGGAAGTCTACAAGATGCTCATCGAGAACACCTCGGGCGTCTCAGACTTCTACTCCAAGGGCGTTGGCTCGCCCACCAATAACAAAACCGCCACGGGCATTAGCTCCGTAATGAACGAGTCGGGCTTCCGCTTTAAGATGTTCGTTCGCAACCTCGAACTCGAAATCCTCCAGCCCACTCTGACCATGTGTGCCAGCATGGTGCAACAATACATCACTGACCCGATGGAGTTTCAAATCACCGGAGAAAACCCAGCTATCAAAAAATGGGTGGTTATGCAACCGGAGGAGTTGATTGGTACGCTGGATTTTGATCTCGTTGCTGCGAACTATGCAAGCAATCGCGTCATCCGTCAACGCAATTTACTTGCACTATTTAATTTGGCTTCTCAATCACCGTTCCTTAATCAATACGAATCCCTCAAAGAACTCTTCAAGGCCTTCGAGGTCAGGAACGTAAACAAGCTGCTCTTTACGCCGCCCCAAGTTCAAGCCATGCAGATGGCCGAGCAAAAGAAGAACATCGAAATGATGATGCTCGAAGCCATGATGGACACCGAGGGCAAGGCCCGCATCGCCCAGTCCAAGCCCCAGACCACCACGGGCAAAGACGGTCGGCCTCGCAAGGCCCAGTTCGAAGGCAAGATTCCGGGCGCTGGCTTGATGTCCCATATCAAGGACTTCGCTCAAAACATGGGTGCCAATTCCCTGGGCCTAGAAGGCCTGGGGACCAACCCCAACTCAGATGACTAACAGGAGTATCGAGGCGGTCTCGAACAAGCGGTTTGCCGCGTGGCGACTTGGCCTCATAGGTTTGATCCTGATGGTGGGCTGCCATGCCAAGCAGCCCGTCAAGGTCTCAGTCCCGCCCCCTCCGGAGAACTTCTTCTGTGACCCGGACCACCTGGATGGGAACTGGGAGCCGATGCCTTGCGGGATCATATACCTGGAATGTGATGACACTGACCCGATCTACCATCCGGAGTGGTGGGGCAGGTGTACAAAGGTTATATAATCCTCGCTATCAACGGGGTTAGAAAGAGGAGAAATGAGTTTATTCAAAGGGGAAACAGAGCACCACTATCATGTTCTGGAGATCGACAAGTCCGCGAAGCTGCCAGAACTAAACGAAGACTTACGTAACGGGCTCAAAGCCCTTGCCATCAACCCTTACTTCCAGTATCTTATCCAACGCTTTCGTTTCAAGAAAGCCTCGATGCAGACCACCCTGGACGAGGGCTTCAAGCTCGACGACAAGCAACTCCGCTATTGCCAAGCAGGAATCTATTGGGCGGGCGAGATCGAGCGGGACATCAAGATTTTAACGCAGGAACAGCCACAAACTCGCCCTGCGTCGGTTGACGAATTGGCAGCCTTTAAACAAGTTGCCAAGGCCATAACCCTCGTCGGCCAAGACGACACCCCACAAGGGTAATTCCCACAAGGAGCAATAATGCCTCAAACACCAAACGGTGTGTCATCTGGATATAACAGCGGTCACGTTGATTTATCCGGAGCACCCGCAGCCGATCAAGACTGGGATAGTTTGTTCCCTAACCCAGAATTGCAAACCGCGTTGTCGCCACAAGCGACACAGCCTGGAACAAACCCTCAGCAGCAGCCACAAGCAAGTCAGCCCTTCCTGAAAGCAGGAGAGACTGTCTACAACACTGCCGAGGACGCGATCGAAGGCACGACCCACAAGGATCAACTGATCGCAAACTATCGTAAGTTTCTAACTGACAACGGAATTGATCCAAACTCTTTGCAGCGGACGGCACAGCCGTCTACCCAGCCACAAGCTGAACCCGCAAAGAACTCCCAGTACAAGTATTATGGCAACCCTGAATTCTTCGATAAGGTCGCCGATGCTGCGCAGCGTCGCGATCGAGTGGAGTATGAGCGGCTCATGTCCACCCATACCCAGGAAGCAATCCAGGCTCAGCTCGATCCTTGGCGCGCAACCCTAGCCGAAACGAATCGCTTCCGAGCCATTCGTCAAGCAACCGCCGAGACGCCAGACTTCGGAAAGTTCATCGATGGCCCGGGCTACAAGAAGGTCCTCGATAGCTTCCCCTTGTACAAGGAGATGGTCCAGATAGGTGAGAATGACCCAGTAGCCGCCCAACGTCTACCCGAGGTTTACAAGTCCATGTACCTCATCTACCAGGGCATGAATCAAACCGCTCAGCCACAAACTACGACAAGCAACACCCAAGTCACCCCGACTGTGCGACAACAGCCAACCCTTCAACCCTCATCCCTAACTCCGCCCCCGCCCTCTCACAGCACACAAGGCTGGCAAGATAACAGCTGGCGCGGAAACAAGCCCGTAACAAATGATGCGCGTAAACAGCTCATCCAAGACGGGGACAACAAGTTCAATGGAATGCGTTTCGAAGATGTCGGTCTGTAATCCACAGCGGGCCCAATCTCAAGGAGAATATAGTGAACTATCTTAAGCTATTTACGAACCTCGTGTTCGTCCTCTTCGGGTTTGGCCCAGACGTCGTAACCGTCACTCTTGGGACTGCTGGAAACGCGGGTTCAACTGCCGCCGAACTGATTACATACATGTCGGCGCGTCTGCTTGAAGTCGCTGAGTTCAACACCATCCTGGATCAATTCGGCGACAAGCACCCCTTGCCGTCGAACTCCTCGAAGACGATTCGGTTCGTCCGCGAAGAGAAACTCACGGTGGCCGCGACTCCCACGCAGTTAACTGAGGGCATCCCCCCGGATGCTGTGGGTCTTACCCTTAACCAAATCGAAGCTACGGTCGAGCAATATGGCTCGGTCGTGCGGTTGTCTGATCTCGCAGAGATCACAGCTCGTCACAACGTGATCGAGCGGACAATCTACGTCCTAGGTCTGCAAGCGGCAGAAACCTACGATCAGCTCATCTTTAACGTGCTCAATGCCGCAACCAACACGTACTATCCTAACAACCGAGCCGGTGACACCAGCTTGCTCGGCTCTGACCTGGTCGGCTACCCCGACCTGGTTGAACTTGATGCGGCTCTCCAAGATCAAGGTGGACGACCCTTCGAAGGTGGCGAGTATGTTTTCGTCACTCCTCCGCAGGTCTACGCCGGGCTCCTGAAAGACCCGGACTTCAAGGCCAGCAACCAGTTCCGTGCGCCTGAGAAAATCTGGCGCGGTGAAGTGGGAATGCTTGGCGGGTTCAGAGTAATCCGCTCGAACTCCCCGGCATTTGCTGCAACCTCGCAGGCTACTGCGGGCCAGTCCAGCAAGGTTTACACCTCGTTCGGAATTGCCCGGTTTGCATTTCAGATCAGCGACTTGCAGAACCTGCGCGTCTATGTGGTTGCTCCAGGAGGTCAGCTCGACCCCTTGCAGCAATCGCGGAAGATCGGTTGGAAGTTCGCTTTCAAGTCGGTCATCACGAACCAGAACTGGATTCGTCGTGTGCGTAGCTCGGGCGCTAACAGCGTCACGAACTAACTAGGATAGGGGGCTTCGGCCCCCTTCCAGAAAGGTTTACAACATGGGACATTCATTTGAACAGAGCGGTCCTGGCGACACCATTATCAATATGACTCGCCCGGACGGCCATGCTCAGTTGGATCAGAAATACGACAAGGGAATGCGCTCCCCGTGGCTCGGTCAGATCGGCCACCAGGACGCAGGCCTAGTCTCTCCCGAGACTTCTCCCCAGAGCGGCAGCGGCCATATGGATTCGGGCTACTCTGGTACAGGAGGCACGGGGGTCTAATGCCAGCTGAAACTAAAGTCGCCGAAAGGCCAACAACTGTCCAGGACTTCCTCAAGACTCCGAAGGACACGTGGCAGTATGTCACGATCCCGGATGAGGATGTCACGGGCAAGGAACACCCCTCGATTTGGCTGAACAAAGTCGAGTTCTCCAAGGGCCAGACCTATCAGGTTCCTGGAGTAATTGCTGATTACGTCAAGGGCCGTCTAAAAGCCTTCAACCGATCAGTAACTCGTTTGTTCAGTCCACAGGTAGACCGTGAAGCTCTCGGGCACGTAGCGATGGGAACCACAGCCCCATCTGCTCCGTCCGGGGATCGACCAGCCTTCGTGGATGCCACCAAGGTAATTACTCTGTGAGTTGGACCTGGAAAATCTCGTCCGGCACCCTGCTTAACCAGAACAACATCCCTGTTGCTCATGGCTATGCAGGACATGGCGAAGGCCTGAACAACGCCGCCATGACAAACGTGCCGGACGTAGGTCCGCTTCCAGCCGGAACCTATACGATCGGCCAACCTCGGGACGATCATCAAGTAGGGGTATTCGCGATGCCCCTGCTTCCTGATCCTTCGAACGAGATGTTTGGCCGATCAGCCTTCTTTATTCATGGTGATAATCCCGGCCTCAATCATACAGCCAGCGATGGCTGCATCATCTTGGGCCATCCTGTTCGGGAAGATATCTCCAACTCTGCTGATGATACTCTGATCGTCGAGGTCTAACCCCGTTGGAGCGAGGAATATTGCTTGTCCGCCACGGCAACACGACCTACGACACCAAGGTCGACGCCCTGCTTGATCCTCCCCTGGATCGAGAAGGCATCGAGCGAGTCGAGAGGACCATCGAGTTCCTGGACCAGTCTCCTTATGACTTCAAGCGAATCATCTCTTCGCCGCTTCAGCGGGCCCTCCTGCTGGCGCAGATGGTCTCCCGGGGGCGCAAGCAAGTCACCACGAACAACGCCGCCTTGCCTTGGAACCTCGGGGACTTGATGGGCAAAGAGGGGGCCCTCGTTGGACCCAAGTTGGAATATCTCAAGAACTACCCGGACATCCGGGCCCCTCATGGGGAGTCCTACCGGACCTTCTACAATCGCTGGTCGGAGTTCCTCCACCGGCTGATGACCTACTCGGAGGTCAAGGGTGAGACCCTGATGGTCACTACCCACTCCCGGAACATCAACGCCTTGCAGAGCATCATAGGGGGAAATCCAGTGGGGGACGTGCAGGAGACAGCACCAGAGGCCAGTGTAACCTTCCTCGCCACCAACGGGGTTAGCTGGGACTTCAACATCGTGTGGGACGGTCAATAGATGCAGGTTCAAGACATCGTAAACGCAGTCAGCATAGACACTCGGCAGGTCCTGACCGCCTCGGGCAATGACGCCAACGTGATCATGAGCTGGACGGACAGGGTTCACAAGGACCTCCTGCATAGTTCTCTGTACATTAATCAGAACCTGAACATCACTTCGATCACCACGGCAGTGGCCACAAATGCCTATACGCTGACTCCGCCTTCCAGCATCCGCAGGATCGTAAGCGTTTACGACACCAATTTCAATATGAGTTTGACTCCCTCGGATGCTGACTTGGACCAACCTACTCCGACTCAGTCCCGTGTGAATGAAGAACAAGGGCGTTCATCAGGAACAGTAGCTTTCGCCTCCCCTTATCAAGCTTACAAGTTCGGTGGCATCCCAGAATACTTCCGTTTCATTGCCCCGACGACCTTCATCATCCGCCCTGCTCCCCCTGACTTTCCGTGGCTCTCGACCCTCAGCATCACCTACGAGCAATTGGTCTCTGATCTAGAGAACCTCACTGATACCTTGATCATTCCAGACGATGGCCTCGATGTTGTAGTGGCTGGCGTCAACTGGATGGCCTTCGCTTACATCGGTCGCCAGCAAGAAGCCATGTCCTGGTTCCAGCTCTATCAGCAGCTCAAGGGCGGCAACCGCACCGGAGTTATTCGATAATGTCTACGACCGTCCAGCAAATAGTCAACTCCGCTGTAACAGATATCATGAACCAGATCGGGCAAAGCCATCCGATCCTACTCGACTATGCCAATCGAATCAGCATGGACATGCTTCGTTCCACGAAGTGGGACTTCCTCCTGTCTGATGTCGAGACCTTCATAACTCGCCAAGGCGTAACTGCCTATTGGATCGGAGCTACTGGTGGTGCCCCTCAAGGCACCTATGACACCGGGCTCAACCTTACGGATGTCAAGTGGATTCAACATGGGGCTGTTTACGATCGGTCCAACTATCGGGAACTAGGTTCAGTCGCTGAGGCCCCTGTGTCCTCTGTCCTCGCTTACACTGACGGCACTTCTCGTCCAGGCCGCCCGGCAGTCTATCGCAACAACGTTGACACTCCATTCACCCTGAACATCTACCCGGCCCCTGACAATCAAAACACCCAAGCCCCGCAGCCCGAACCTCCCTTGGTCAACATTGTAGCCGGAGGTTCTCTTCCCGCCCGCCTCTACAACCTAGTCACGACCTTTGTAGACGGCCTCGGAGGCGAGTCAACTGCCGCGGCCTACTCCTCGCCGCTCTACATCCCGGCGAACTTCCTGGCCGTGGTCCAGACCCCCACCACCTTGGTCCCTACAAATGACGCAGGCGTCCCTTATAACTTCTACAACGTTTACGCTTCGCAGACATCTTTCCTGCCTCAGAACTCCACTTTACAATCAGCTGTCCCGATTGCTCTAGGCACCAACTGGATCGAGCCAACCAGCGGCCTGATAACCGTCGGGGTCAATCCTCCTTCCCGAAATGCCGCTGCCACCTACAACGGTTACATCATCCAGTTCCGCTACTACAAGATCGAAACCCCCATTACCACCTTTACGCAAGTTATCCAGATTCCAGATCGCTACGCCGATGTAATGATTGCAGGCGTAAACTGGTTGGCCCTGAAGTTCCTTAGCCGCGTTCCCGAAGCCGCCGAGTGGCTTAGCACCTATCGCACCGGACTCGTTGCCATGGTTCGTGATCGCAATCAGATGAACCGGTTTGCCGATTACATCAGCCCTGATCCTGCCAGTCTGGGCGGGTTCCTCCCCACGATTGAAACCATCGACCTCAGTCTCTTGACTCCTTAATGTCCTGGTACTCCACTCCAATCCAGCCGCTTGATCCGGTTGTTATCAGTCAACAACCCAAGCCCCCCGTCCGCTACATGCGGGATAACTTCGCGGGCACTGGCCAGAACTCCTACATCAAACCCCCTGCCCAAGATCAATCCATGTGGCAGTCCCTGCTCAATGTCATGCCCATTACGCAGGGGGTTTTAAACCAACGCTGGGGATATGTATCTTTCACTAATTCGTTCCAGACCCAGATACCAGTTATCTCAATCTCGTTCTTCTTTCATTTCTCTCCCGGTTCCCCGAACACCTTTGCAACCGTCAACGTAGCCTCGACTTCTGGGTTGTTCCCAAACGAAACCATCGTCATTACGGGCAACAGCAATACTCCTTTCAATGGTACTTGGACCATCCTCCAGATTCTTAGCGGCACGCAATTCACGATTAACTTCTTTGCAACGAAGTCTGAATTTGGCACTGGCGGTGTTATAAACATCACCTCCCCGATCACTGGAGTGAATCGCCTGTATGATTTCCAATCCGACTCACTTGACAAGCGAGTGATCATTGCCGCTGGTCTTGGAAACGTCGCAGGCTTTAACGAAGACGGTTCTGTTTACAATCCAAACATCTTTCCTCCAACCTCCACCACCGGCACCGTTCGCTCTATAACTTCCCGGAACTATCAATACTTCTGCGACGGATTCAATGCCCTGAATTCCTCGACTCATCTAACCGGAGACTCCTTGAAGTGGAATGGCGCTTCCTCAGGTGGTGTCTCGAACATTGGTATCCTTAGCACTGATGTCACTACGAACAACTCTGGTGGCGGAACTAGCGGCAATATCTTTGGACCGAATACCGGAAGTAACGCTTCGGATGTCGCCGCTTCAACGCCCAATCCTTGGACCAACGTAAGCGGAGTCTTCACTAACAATCCTACAACCCCCGCAGTCGTCTCAATCTATGAGACGGTTAACAGTTTCATAAAACCCGATGGATGCTTTGGCTATTCAATCTCAAACATCCATACGGTGTCTGATGGAATATTAGCAACCGGGTTTAATTTCAATTCCATCAATGGACAGAGTATCGCAGGCGTTCAAGTAGCCTTAACGTATACTGCTACCGACACTTCCAACAATATCTATCGATCAAGCGCCAGCCTTATTTCGCAGATGGTTAAGAACAATGTAACCACCGGGAGCAGCACCAGCGGAGCTTTGATCTTAGACGGCGCGGTCCATACCTTAACTCTCGGCGGTCCCTCTTATCTATGGGGCACTTCTTTTGCCCCTGCGGACATAGTCAATCCGCAATTTGGATGCGAGTTCAATGCGGCAGGGGGCTTTGGAATTGTTCGTAATTGCAATGACGATGGATCAGGAACAGCTAGCGTAAAAGTCACAGTCTCCTATGTTACGATAACTGTGTTCATCGGAGGGAGCACTGGAACGTCGTCCAGTAGCGGCAACGGCGTGGGAATCCTTAGTGGAGTCGGGGGCGGAGCAATCAACCTGACCCTCGGGCGCATCTATTATCTGGTCCCCAACAACTCCAAGACCGGCCACTTCGGAGACTTGAGTTCTGCTTCTGGGAGTACCGGGGCAGCTACTAATGCTGAGTTCAACCTGATCCTTGCAACCTACAACGACCCGCAGGTAGATTACAAGTACGTCCTTGCTACTTCAGATGGGGGCGATCCCAGCATCCTCTACGAGGTCTCAGTTCTAGTTCCTGGGCTGACCATCTCCTCGTGGGCTATCAATGGTAGCAACCAGGTAACATTTACAGGGGTATTTACCGGCCCTCAATTCGCTGTCGGGTCCACGTTCACAGTCGGTGGTCTAACCCACGGCAGCTACATGAACAACTTCTTGTTCACTGTAACAGGAGGTTCAGGCACGACCATCATTGCCAACTTCACCCACACCACCGACTCTGCCACGGAGATCGGGATCGCTTCACCCGCCTCAGCGGGCCCCGGGGGAACTACGATCGCAGGCTCGTTCGCCATCCCGAATGGCGTCACTTATGTTGTAGACAACACCCCTGATCCTGTGCTGGTCCTTGACCAGCCCCTCGTATTCACTGATACCTTCGGGGTTGAATATGGACTCACCCTTAATGACCCGCCCCCCGCTGGCAACTTGATGATCAAGCATCAAGGTCGGCTGTGGATGGCTGGAGTTCCGGGTGCTACGCACAGCGTGTTCTTCTCGAAGGCTGTCGCAGAGCTTACCCTCCCTAATGGCTTCATCGCCGGGAAGTACGAAGAGGCTTGGCCCGGCAGTAATTACTTCGATGTCTCCGATGGAGCTGAGTCTGTTTCTGGCTTCCTGTCCGACGGCACCACTCTGTACTTCGGAACCCAGAACCACATCTATCGCCTGCTTGGCAACAGCCCAGCTACCTTTCAGGAACCCCAGATCATCCATCCTGCTGTCGGCCTCATCAATCAAGAGGTCGCCAAGATCACCTTCCTGCAAGGCGCTCCTTCGGGAGCCATCTGGATGACCCCGGACTTCCGAGTAATGCAGAGCGACTTCAACACCTACGTGGACATCGGGACACCTGTTCAGGACATCCTGAACAGCCTTCAAGTCACGACCCAGTCCCTCGCTCACGCCGCCTTCGTAGCCGACGGGGAGTTTGAACTCTACATCCTCTCGGTTCCTTATCTCCAGTCCACCTATTGCGACACCATGCTGGTCTTCGACCTTCGCAACCGCCAATGGTACGTGTGGCAGATTGCGGGAGGCAGTGAGGCCCTGTTGTTCAACATCACCCAAGGCGGAGTTCCTCAGTGGCTGTTCCTCAATGGGGCTGGCAGCTCCTTGAATATCTTCAGCTCCGGGGCCACCTCTGACAATGGCACCGTAATCCCAGTTAGCGCCTCGACTACCTGGATGCATCTCGGTGAACCCACCCGTCGCAAACTTCTCAACGAGGTTCAAATCTACGGCAACACCACCATGACGATGGATGTTTACGGGGCCAATAACCTAGCAGACTTCACCGCCCCTCGTCCAATCGCCTACAAGCGAACTCTCCGCGAGAGCCCCTTCGGAGTGTGGACCTTATACTTGACTGGAGATAAGTCCAAGCATCGCTATTACCAGTTCACCTTCCGGTCCAGCAACGGCCAAGTCCCCTTCCTGGGTTCCTACTCCGTCTCCGTTATCCCGATGGATGACATCTAATGCCCAGAATAAACGCCATCACACTGGACCAGTTGAACCGGCAGTTCGAGAAGCTCGATATCATCTCTGCCCAGATCAACGATACCCAGCGTAAGCTTCAGGAGATCGGCCAGAGCGTTAGCATCAGCGACCCCATCCACGCGGTTCAGACCACGAACAATCTGAACTTCGTTTGGAGCGGAGTGGCCCAGCAGATCACTTGGATTCAAGGGTTTGTCAAGGACAAGAACTGGGCGGCCCAGACCGTGGCATCTCCAGCCATCAAGTCTTCCGCTAAGGGCCAGAAGCACTTGTTCACTATACCTGCCGGGACTTTGTCCCTCGTCCCCAGCACTTACTACTGGCTCGGCTGGGACCCCGTCCATCAAAAGATGCTATCCACCTCCGACGTAAGTGTCCTGCATGGTAACTACAATGTCCATGTCCTGTGTCAAATCTACACCGGAACTGTCGGTCAATCCGGTACCGCCGGAGGCGGTGGCAGCACCGGGGGAGTCGATCTTTCTGGAGCGAGGTATAAAAACTTCTAATGAACCAAGACGATTTCCAAGATCATGTAATTGATGTCCTTGCCCGTCTCGACACCCACATGTCCGACCTCGTCGGCAATGGCCAACCAGGCCGCGTCCAGAAACTAGAAACCTCAGTTGAGGAACTCAAGAAAGCTCGCTGGACCCTCGGAGGCATGATAATCGGGGTCAGTACATCTATCTCTACGATCATTCACTTTCTATTCAAATAAGAGGAGACTATGTTAGAAAAGATTAGACTCGCGACCCCCGAGGAGGTTGCGGAGATCGAACACAATTCCAACCTGACAGCAATGAGCAAGGTCCTAGTAATGGGGGACATGAAGGCCGTCTGGCGCGTGGCGCACGAGCTTGATCCGGTTCACTTCAATGGGGCACCCGGACAGAGGATGTACAAGTTTATCTGGGGCGTGGAGAACATCATGCGTGGGGCAGGAGTGACTGAATACTTCTTCCAAACTCCCGCTGATGACACCAATTATCATAAGGTCTTAGAAGACTTCGGGGCCCAGAAGCTTTCGAAGCAACCAGAATACAGATGGCGAATTAACCTATGATAGTCAATTGGGCATATGTAGGTGGCTTTTTCGATGGAGAGGGAACCATGAACATCAATGGAAACTCTTGTCGCGCAGAAATGTATCAGCAAGATTTGCCGACACTGGAAAATATTCAAAAATTTCTGGCGAGCGAAGGAATAACAAGTAACATTGTAGATCAAAGAACTACTACTAAAGTTTGGTTTCTTCGGATACACTCCCGCCAAGAAAACGCCAAAAGATTTATGGAAAGGGTCCTCCCTTATTGCCAAAGGAAACGTACCGTAGTTCAAGATGGTTTACGTTACATTAAATTGTTTCCTTTGCGTAAATCTGGGACGATGCCACGGCATTCAAGATGAGCACTACCAACCAAACCCAGGGCTCTAACTCCAGCACCCTCCAGTTCAATCCGCTGTCCCAATCAATCTATAACTCATTGATCTCGGGGGGCAGCAATGTACTCGGGGGCTACATGAATGCGCCCTTCAGCAATCCCGCATACACTATGGGAGCCGCTCAGTCTCAACGTGGCGCTCAGCAAGCCGGGCAGAACAACATGAGTGCCCTTGCTCAGAATATGCTGACGAGCGGCATCAGTGGCCAAGCAGGAGCTGGCTTCAAGCAAGCTCAGATGGCCCAGACCGGACGCGCCAATCAAGCGATGTCTTCGCAGGCCAACGTCAGTAATGTCCAACAGGCTTTGGCACGTCAGATGATGGCCGCAGGAACAGGCCTCAGCTTCTCACCTCAATTGACCGGTCAGACTGGCAACTTCAATCAAACCCAAACTCAATCCGGGCTTGGCACCTGGCTGCCACAATTACTTGGCGGACTGGGCGGTGCAGCCCTCGGTGGTCTGACTGGCGGAGCAAGTATGCTAGGCGGTGCTGGTGGTGGGTTCGGCATGAGCGGCGGCTTTGCGGGCGGTTCCAATGGCGCTCCCGCTATGAACAGCTCCTGGCTCAACTCTGGCAACTCCGGTTTCAATCCCTATCAATCCGGGTTTGCTGGAATGCAGCAAGGTGGTTTTGCCAACCAGCTTATGAATCAGCCGAGCGGGTCATCTGCGCCTCCGCCTTGGATGCAGCAACCTACGATCTAATATGGCCGACAATCCTTTTCAAGGTCTACTGAATCCCAACTTGAATCGCGGTGCCAGCATGTGGGACATGCGTATGATGGCCGCTGCGAACCGCTCCGAGGCTCCGTTTGAACGGAACATCCGAAGCCCGTATATGGGCCGGAGCAGAGGCGGAGGTCTGCTCTCGGGCATGAGCGGTGTAGCCAATGAACCTGACTACAGCTCCTTCACCTATGACCCAGTCATGCGTCAGCAGGCTATTGATGCAGGCGTGACTCCCTTGGAGGCCAGTCAGGTTCGCCACAATGCTGTCCTCCCCAACTCCGGATTCTTCGGCAATCACCCTCGTTTGTCCGGGGCCCTCGAAGGTGGTCTCTTCGCCCTCGCCAATGCCCACGGCGGCAACACCCCCGGGGAATCCATTCAAGGTGCTATGGAGGGGATCATCGGCGGTCAGCGAGAGCGTCAAGGTATCTTGCGGGAGCAGTTTGCCCGACCTTTCGAAGCCTCAAACATGCTGGAGAACTTACGCGATAAACAACAGAAGCGTGAACTCCAAGCCATGGACATTGAGCATCTCCGGGCTCTCAATGAACATTACAAGAACGGTGATGAAGAGAAAGCTACAGCCCTAGAGAACACGCGACGCCATGAAGAGGTAATGGAAACGATAGCCAATCAAAGAGCTGATGCTGAAGCCCCAAGGAATTTAGGGGGCGGACTTTATGCTTATTACAATCCTCGACCCTATGGCCATGGCACAGGAGTGTTTCCTGCGACTCCGGAGCAAGGCTTCAACCCTAATCAAAAAGGCGACTGGAGTATTCAAGAGAACCCGGAAGCCAAGCTCGGTCGAAGCGCAGCGGCAGCTGAGCACGCAGGTCCCTGGTATAGCACCACCAAGAATGGCAAGACCACCTACAATCGAGTCCATGAAGGGCAAACAGTTCCTGAAGGGGCCAAATTGGTTCAAGGGGATTACGCCGGGAAACGAGATGATAGGCTTGCCGACAAAGCTACTGCCGATCGTGAAAAATGGATCAACGAGAAAAGCGAGATCGGGCCTAAGTCCACTTCCACGTGGATGGCCGCAGGCCTTAAGCCCGGCGATCCCGATAACCCCCGGAAGCTCGCTCAATTCTACGACGCCAAAGTAGGACCTTATATTGATAAGGGTGCTCCTGAAATTGGCACCGTCAAAGATGGCTACAAGTACATCGGCGGCGATCCTGCCGACAAGAACAGTTGGTCTAAATAATGGCTGGACCCTGGGAACAATATCAGCAACAAGAAACGGGGCCTTGGACTAAATACCAGGCCCCGTCTAAACAAGCAGAGCCCGCTCCGCTTCCCAAGGAAGACACGTGGGCCAAAGTCGGCTCCTATATTCCAGAGGCAGCTACAACTCCGCTTTCTTGGCTCCAGAAGCACTATGTCCAACCTATGGAAAGATGGGTTCAAACCGCCGGAGACATAGGTGCAGAAACCTACCCAAGGATGCTGCGCAATGCCGCTCCTGAGTCCGGCATCCTCGGCCCGCAACGTCCTGAAGCCAAAGGCATCGCCGCAGGCATAGGTCGAGCCGCTGGAAGCATGGTTGCCGATCCTCGCAACTGGCCTCTCATGGGTTCCAGCATGGCTCGCCCGCTGTTGCGGCAAGCCATGACCCTAGGCTTTACCGCCCAACTGGGACACGGCGCTATAACCGGAGCCAAAGACCTCCACGACAATTGGGACAAATACTCCCCCCAAGAGCGGGCAGAAAAAGCCACCACCACCGGCGTAGATGTTATCTTTGCAGCTGGGTCCGCCGCCCACATGATGGGGGAACCGCAAGCTGCTCCGCATGACATAGCAATCGAACTCGCCAAGCGCGATCTTCGCGCAGGAACCCCTGCGGATCACACCCCCCAAAGTGAAGCCGCCATCCAGCGAGCCGCCGAAGAGAAGGTTGCCACCCAAGAGGCCATTGCCAACGCCCCGAAGGACATTGCCAAACGGGTAGCCCAAGGGGCCATTCGAACTGCGCAGAAGCTGCCAGCAGCGGTGTCAGGAACTCCCCCCTCGCAATCAACGGGGTCGGACCTCAAAGCTAAAATCGCCCAGCTCCGTGCAGATATAGAGGCTGCCGAAACCCGTGCCATGACTCCTGCTGAGCGCGTGCAGGAGATCGCCAAGAAATCCGAAGGCACCTTCTTCGGGCCACAAGCTGCCCGAGACCTCCCGGGGGCTGAAGACAAGAGCAAGTATCCCGCCCAAGCAGGTAAGGGTGTGGAAGTTCCGGGGGTAGTGGATGCTAAGGAAGCAGCGAAGCAGGCAGCGAAGCCTGTTGAACTCCCGAAGGCTCCTGAAGCTCGCACCGAACCTCCGCCCACCAAGCAGCCCATCCAAAGCAAGTCCTACTCTGGCTGGCAACTCGTTGAAGGCCGCAAACCGGAGAAGGCCAAAGCAAGTATGCCTACTTGGGAGAAGCCTGCGGGCCTTGATATCACTGGGCCTGAAGCCGTCGCTGCGGCGGAAGCCCGTGCAGCTTTAGTCGAAGCCCAAAGAAAAACCATCTCCGAGGCTGAGTCAAAGCGTGGAGGTCCTGCCCTTCCTGCCGTCCAGAAACTAGAAAGCGGTTCCGACTATGGATCGACCGAGCGTCCCAAAGTGGGGAGACAAGTTACGCCCCCCGAGACCTCACAGCCCGCAAGCAAGCCCGTACCGACCACCGAAGCGCCCGCGAAGGGCGGAGAGCCCGTTCGTAGCGCCGAGAAGGCCCCACTAAGCGAACCCCGTTCCCTGCGAGGAGATTTAGGCGAACGTCCGCCCGTAGCCAAAGTCCTCAATCCCCTCGAACGCCTCGCCATCCAGCGGGAGCGAATCCAGAAGTATGTCGAGGAGCACCCAGGCGTATCGAAGCAACATGCTGCCACGATCGTGGCGGAGCAGATGCGGAAGGAGCAGGGCAGCCTTGGCGGGGGAGAGCCTCGCGATCCCGAAGGTCGAAGGGCTGATCGGGAAGCTAAGATCAACGAATGGATCAACACGATCAAGGACCCGAAGGCCAAGCAGGGCGATCTAGAGAATGCTTATAAGATGCTCCGAGCTTACGGGCTGGAGCCGGATGAGATCATTCAGAGAGCGGCAGGAGAAACCAAAGGCTTCGCCAAGACCGGCAAGGATATTGAAACCCACGATGACTTTTATAATGCCATCGGTAAGGGTCGACCTGAACGTGGTCCTATCAGGGATGTCCTTAAAGCGAAAGGCTGGACCAATCCCTCACGCATTACTCGCGGAGGATTAGAAGGATCGGAGAAGTGGGTCGGCCCAGACGGCCATACGCTCTGGCTCGATTTTGATCACGAGGGTCTATTATCAAACTCTAAGTTCACCAAGCCGGAAGGCATGAAGCATGTCCCGCCACCTCGCGATCCCAACAAACCTCAATATGGCAGCCTCGAAGATATGTGGAATCTTGAAGTGCATTTGGACGGGGCTATAGGTGAGTTCAAGGATCACCTACAGGATCGTTTAGACAAGCACATCCACGCTTGGTTCGATGCACATCCCGGAGCAACAGCGGAGGACCTTCAAAGGCAATTTAAAGAATATCAAGAAACCCACCCGGCTCCGAAGAAGGAAGGACTGTATCCTAAAGGCAGTTCCTTGGAAGGATTCGAGGATCGGGGCGACCGCCTCCCCGAACCCTCGAAGGAAGCTCTTGAGGAGAGGATTGGATCGCAAGCGGAGATACGTTCGGATATAGATGCCTGGGCCAAAGAGCAAGAAGCTATTATTACAAGACGCCCAACTGCTGAAGAGCACCTTGGCCTAACCTCTTGGGCTGAAGGTAAACGAGTCGGGGCCGAAGACGTAACCGGAGTCAAGAATCCTACTACGGAGTGGCTCGAACAGCAAGCCGCCCTCAAGGACCCTCGAAAGGCGGAGCGCGAGGACGAGCGCGGGAGCTTAAGCTTCAAGCGAATCTCTGCTGCCGCCAAGGCAGCAGCCAACCCTGTCACACGTCTCGCCGACGCTCTCGATCGTTTAGCTTCCTTCATCGAGCATCCCCGCCTTTCAGACACCGAAGCCGCCACCGAGCAAACCGCTCGCAACATCATGCGGAAGGCTTTCGCTGAGAAGGATCGCTCCCACGCCGAGGTCATGAAGGCTCTCGAAGACCACATCGAACGCCACGACAATCCCGTCAACGAGCGCCAAAACTTCATCGACTTCATGGATGCCGCCGAGAGCGGAGCCCAGAACCTCAGCGCCTCTGCCCGTCAGGCTTACATCGCAGGCGGTGGGGTTGTCATACCCCCTGCCGATCAGGCCATCGCTACCGTCCTCCGCGACATGTTCGACGAACGTTGGGACAAGATCAAGGCCGCCAAAGGCCTCGAAGGCGACGGCATCGAAAACTACATGTCCCACATGTGGGAACGCCCTAACAAGGCCTTCAAAGCTTTGAACGGTGTCCTCACGGGGCGCAAGCCTCTTGAAGGTCCGGCCAAGTTCATGAAGACCCGCTTCTATCAATATGCTTCGATGGGCGTGGACAAAGGCCTCGTACCTGTAAGCTGGAACCCCATCCGCCTCCAGCTCCAATCCCTCTTCGACATGGACCGCTTCATCATGGCCCATGAGATCAAGAACGAGTTCAAGGATGCAGGCTTGGCCAAGTGGGTCAACCTCAAAGATTATAAGAACGTCCCTCCCGGTTGGGCTCGACTCAACGATAAGATATTCCAGCCTCGCCCCCTTGAAGGGGGAAGCCTGAATGAGTACGGGGTGTACTATGCTCCCACCGAAGTCGCTCGTATCTTCAACCGATATCTAGAGCCAGGCCTCGGAGGCAACCCGGTCTTCAAATCCTTCCGTAACTACGGCAACCGCCTGAACATGATCAGCCTCGGTATCTCAGGCTACCACGGCACCATGATCACTTTGGTGTCCGCTACATCCGATCTGGCCCTCGGCCTCCAGAAGGTCGCCAACTATGGCGACTACAGCGGAGGCATCAAGGATATGCTTCGCGGCACGGTGGGCACATTCATCGTGCGTTCTGCGGCCCGCGACTACAAGCTAGGCCGCGCAATTCAGGCCGAGGCTCTGGAGCCCACTGGCAACCCCATGCTCCAGAAATACGTAGACGCAATCACCAAAGGCGGCGGTGGTTTCCAGCAAGATTCCTTCTACACCAACAGCCTATCGAATCGCAAGGGCTTCGTTAACTGGCTCAAGCTCGGCGTAACCGGGCATCCCTTCCAGATGATTGACAAGGCCATCAGGACCCTCTCTAGTCCCATCATGGAGAAGTACGTGCCTCGCGTCAAGCTGGGCGCAGCCGCTCACATGATGGAGGCCAAGCTCGCGGCCCTCGATAAAGCCGGAGTCACCGACCCGAATGCCATCGCCACCGAGCTGGGAAAGATTTGGGACTCGATCGACAACCGCGCTGGACAAATGCGGTACAACAACTTGTTCTGGAACAACATGGCCAAGGACCTGGCCTTCGTCTCGGTCCGGGCCGTCGGTTGGGACCTCGGTAGCATCCGGGAATATGCAGGCGGAGCCACTATCGATGCCCCTCGGCAGATTGCCAATATGCTTCGAGGCAACCGCCCCGAACTAACCCACCGCCTCGCTTTCACTATCGCCACCCCTCTCACCGTTGGACTGGTTGGGGGAATGCTACACCTCATCATGACTGGCAAGGTTCCTCAAAAGACCGAGGACTACTTCTATCCAGGCCCTGACGGCGCTAAGGTTTCCTTCCCCTCTTACATGAAGGATTACTTCGCTTTCAAGGAGCATCCCCTAAAGACCGCCGTCAACAAACTCCACCCCACCCTCGGCCAGATGGTAGACTTCTATCACAACTCCGACTTCTACGGGACAGAGATTTACCACCCCGGTGATGACAAGTTCAAGAAGGGCTGGGACATCCTCAAGTGGTACAGCAAGAGCTATATCCCACTCAGCTTCAAAGGCATCGCTACTCGGATCGAGCGTGGGGAATCTGTGGGCTCTGCTGTCTCTGGCTACGCAGGCTTCATGCCCGCTCCCTCTTCAGTCGGTCAGACTCGGGCCGAGAGCCTCGCTTATGATCTCGCCACCCGCGAATGGAAACAAGGCCCTCGAACTTCTGCTGCTGCTGAACGCTTCCACCTCGTCCAGAAGTTTGAACACCAAGTTGGCCTCGGCCAATGGAACGATCAGTCCCAAGCTGAGATGATCCAAGCCTGGAAGGATCGACGCATTCAAGACTCCGACATCGCCACGATCTTCTCCAACTATAACACCCCTAAACTCCAGCGAGAGTTCAAGAAGCTAGAACTCCCTGATGCCTTGGCCGTCATGCGCGAGGCCAACCCGGACGAGCGAGTCCAGCTCAAACCCTTCCTGCTTCAGAAGTATGGTACCCTCGAACGCTACCCCCTCGATCAGCAGCAAGCCTATGATCGAGAGATAAGGGCCTTCCTCCAATGATAACAGTCCCCGCCGATCCCTCACTTAAAGACCTCCAACTCCTGTGGGAGTCCACCTACTGGGGCAAAGGGTCCTGGAAGCTGATGTGCCGGACCTACGAACGCTGGATGAAGTACTTCAACGAAGAGCGTAAGCCCCGAGATATCTTCCGAGCGGACGTAGCCGAGTACAAGGAATGGCTTACCAAGAAGGGCTGGAAGGACAGCTCTATCATCGCTGAGATGGAACGCCTCCGGCGCTTCTATCGCATCCTCGATGAGCGAGAGCTGATCGAGGCTGGCTTCAATCCAGCCACTGGCATGTCCCCCAGACGCATCCGCCTCTAAGTAGCCCTAAAACAAAAATGGCCCCGGCTTTTGACCGGGGCTTTTCTGTGTCCGTTGAATTGTTAAATTGGACCTAAGTTCTCAATCTCCTTCTGCAACAGGGCCAAGGCCCGCCAAGCCATCTTGGCACTGTGGGCGACCCCATCAGTATCCACTGTCCCTCTTTGCAGGAAGTGTCTAATCAAGGCATCCGCCTCGTCCGTGGACTTCGTCCTGTCCCAGTGCAACGGCGTCCCCGGATTGTGCTGTTCATTTCCTTTGTACGAAACATACGCCACAGCCAGCAACGCATCCGGAAAGTAATCCAAAACCCCACTGGCTATTGGCAATGTCTTCCTATCGGTGGTTGTAGTATTCAGGGTGATAGTCATGAATTAAACCGTGTAGCTCCTCTAACCAATCCATGTAGCCCAACCAAGGGCCACCTGGTTCGTGGTTACCTGCTTTGATTTCATCTTCACAGCGATGGATTTCCCAGACAGCTTGGTCAATCAACCGCAATCTCCTCGCATCAACGGGGTTAGCTTCCATAAAGCTTCCCCCCAAAACTAAACTCCCCGTCCAGAACAATGATCGGATACAGATTAAATAGTCCCTTCTCCCTCAGCTCAACAATCGTAAAACCATTAAGCCAAGCGGTCGGACGGTTCCGGAGATAATTAGGATTAGTCGCACCCAATATAGGCGCAATCCAAGCCATATACTTCTTCTTAACCTCGACAGGCGAGATTTTGGCAAAGGACTGAGCCGCGTGAGTGTGTCCCGCCAGCACATTACCAGCATATAGTTCGATAGCTTTACGGGCAGGGTAAGCGCCAGCTTGATTCCCAATTCCTGTGAGAATCTCTCCATGAATGACATTGAGTTCACCAAGCTTGTAGCAATGCCCAAGCGGCACAATCTTCCAGCCTCTCGCGGCCATCGCTTCATGCCGCTCGATGATGCCTTCCAATTCCGGCTGCTCCTCAATCAGTTCGTGCTCCCAGTCATCGTGATTTCCAATGATCCATACTCGCTCAGCGTTTCCAAGGCTCGCTTCAAGAGGTTCAAGTATTTCGTGTGTGAAACCGGTAGTATTCCGCTTGAACGAAGCTCGCTCACGATAAAAAGGTTTTCCTTTTGTATGGTGAGAAATTTCTTCGTTATTGAATTGATCTCCACCGAAGATAAAACCTTTGATGTCATTTTTCTTAATGAACTCCATCATGGCGTTCCAGGTCTTCTCTGAATACGCGGGGTAATGCAGGTCGTGCGCGACAACCCAAGTTTGCAATTTGGCCATTAATTCATCGGCTTTCTGAAGAGGTTATCTTCTAGTATAAGTTCATGATCGCGAACCAGATCACCTAGGACTCGATCAACGTCTTGACTGCCCATGTAGTTCCGCATGGCCCTTCTTACCTCGGTGGCCGACAGCGCCATATTGCCGAGAACTTCCATAATCTTAGTTACTTTCTTCCCCTCTGGGGAAAGTGGAATAACCACTTCCGCAAGCTTATTAGTCGCGTAAGTGTATAAGCAAATACCAGCCCGAACATCATCAGCATCAATCCG